CACAGCTTTCAGCAGATGCGGAAGGTAAGGTATTACTGAATCAATCCATGATGGAAGGCTCGCGTACAGGTAAGGCAGCCGAAGCTGACCTTATGATATTGATAGCCAAGAACCCACCTGTCGATGGTCAGGAAGAAGAAGATACACAGCGACACCTTAATGTTGTAAAAAATAAATTGACAGGATGGCATGGTGTGGTACACTGCGAACTTGATTACAAAACTGCAAGGTATTTATCATGAAGATAGTTGTTGATGTAGAGAACACAGTTACTAACAGAGATGGCAAGTTACATCTTGACCCATTTGAGTCCACTAATACACTCGTTATGGTGGGTATACTGACTGACACTGGTGAAGAGTATCACATTACTTTTGACCATGCAGATAAAGAAGCTACAGAGAATGGTCATAAGATTGTACAAGACTTGCTTGATAAAGCAGGTGCTGTCATATGTCACAACTCTGCATATGATTTGATGTGGTTATGGGAGTCGGGATTCAAGTATGATGGTGCTGTGTTTGATACTATGCTTGCTGAGTATGTGTTACAACGTGGTATTAAACAGCCACTATCTCTTGAAGCATGTGCGGAGAGATATGAATTAGATACAAAGAAACAAGACACCTTAAAAGAATATTTCAAAAAGGGTTTGACTACACGCGAGATACCACACGAAGAGTTGGTATCCTACTTATCTGCGGACTTACATGCTACACAACAGCTTGCACACAAGCTGACACTTAAACTAAATAGTAATGACTCATCTCTAATGGATACAGTTGTGTTGACTAATCAATTAGCCGTGGGACTGGCTAAGATATATTGTAGGGGATTTAAGGTTGACTCTTCAGCTTTGGAAGAAGTTCGTTCTGAGTATCAGTCAGAGCAAGGGTCACTCGTAAAGAGTTTAGAAGCGCAGGTTAGAGAAGTTATGGGCGATACACCAGTAAACCTAAATAGTCCCGAACAATTATCGTGGGTTATTTATGGTAGAAAAGTTAAAGACAAAACGGATTGGGTTACAGCCATTGACCCATACATGACAGGCTCGGATTTTAAACAAGCTCTCTCACGACATACAGAGAGATTATACAGAACCGAATCAAAGCAATGCTCTACGTGCAACGGCTATGGCAGGATTCGTAAGACTAAGAAAGATGGCACACCCTTTGCTAAAGAGACACGATGTGTTGATTGTGATGCCAAGGGATATTTATATATACCTACAGAGAAACGTGCAGGATTTTGTTTTGTGCCACCATCACCAAAGTGGGCATCAGCTAACGGCTTTACAACAAACAAGATGAATTTACAAATGCTTGAGAGTACAGCTAAGAACAAAGGCATGGAAGAAGCAGAGCGTTTCTTACGTAATGTGCGTAGGCTGTCTGCTGTGGAAACGTACCTATCTTCTTTTATTGATGGTATATACACACATGTAAAAGCAGATGACAGACTGCACGTTAGATTACTACAGCATCGTACATCTACAGGTAGGCTATCTGGTGCAGACCCGAACATGCAGAACATGCCCAGAGGTGGTACATTTCCTGTGAAGAAAGTTTTTATATCTCGTTGGAACAGCCCTGAGTTTGGTATGAAAGGGTATATACTTGAAGCTGACTTTGCACAGCTAGAGTTTAGAGCTGCAGCATTTTTGTCACAGGACAAGGTTGCTATGGAAGAAGTATCTACAGGCTTTGATGTTCATGCCTACACTGCTAAGATTATATCCGATGCAGGACAGCCTACTTCTAGACAAGAAGCAAAGGCACACACGTTTGCACCGCTGTATGGTGCAAGCGGATTTGGTAGAACAAAAGCTGAAGCTAGTTACTACGAACATTTTATACAAAAGTATAAAGGCATATCCAATTGGCATAAGACTTTGGCTAGAGATGCCTTAGATAAACAAAAGATTGCTACACCATCTGGTAGAGAGTTTTCTTTCCCCGATGTGCAACGTAATAGGAGTGGCAGAATAAGTCACTTTACACAGATAAAGAATTATCCTGTGCAGTCGTTTGCTACAGCAGACATAGTGCCACTGGCATTGCTACACATTGATAATCTTTTAGAGCCGATGCGGTCTTGTATAGTCAATACAGTACACGATAGTATCGTTATTGATGTGCATCCAAACGAGAAAGATGGGGTGATTGATGTTATAAATAGAACTAATAGAGAGCTATCGTCTTTGATATCAAAACGTTGGGGAATAACCTTCAACGTACCCTTATTATTGGAAGCAAAAATAGGTCACAATTGGCTTGACACTAAAGATGTTATATGATATAACTATGTCTCATTTGTTAAAGGAGAAACATATATGACAGAACTAACAACAATAGACCCGAACAACTATGGCGCAATGGCAAAGGCTATGGGCATAGCTAATGAAGCACCTGCTAAAGCTAAAAGCAGTTCATTAGCTAGGCTACGCATTAATCATTCGCCAATCATGGGTACAGCAGAAGTTAAAGGAAAGAGTGTAAACGTAGAGACTGTTAGCGGTGGTACATACAAACTGGAGATTCCAGATGGTGATACTTATTATGCTAACTCTGTTAAGATTAGACCACACATGCAAAGGTTTATGTACAAGCGATTTGTAATGGGTGGTGCTAATGCGCCTAACAGATATATTAAAACTGTTATGTCGGATAATCTTAATGTAGATTTAAAGGACAACGATGGTGGATTTAACTGTGGTAAACCTGCAGGTTACATACAGGACTTTAAATCATTGCCAGAGAAAACTCAGGACTTAATCAAGCAGATTAAAAGAGTGCGAGTTCTTTTTGGTACAGTAGAATTGGTGCATCCTGTAGATGCAACTGGTGCGGAAGTGACTGTTGACCCCATGCCTTTTATATGGGAGATAGATAACAGAGATGCCTTCAAAATTGTGGGCGAGCCTTTCGCTAACCTAGCAAAGCTACAGAGATTACCAGTACATCATATGATTACAGCTACGACTGATGAGAAAAAGTTACCAAATGGTAATAGCTTCTTCATTCCTGTTGTGTCTCTTGATGTTTCTAAAACTTTGGAAGTTACTTCAGATGACCAGAGTATGTTTGGCGATTTCCTAGCATGGTTGGATAACTACAATCAGTACATTATGAATCTATGGTCAGAGAAGGCTAACTCTAAAATGGAAGATGATGATATTGATGTTGTTGATAATCTAGTTGACATTGAAGTTGAAGAGGAAGTAGCCTAATGAATCATCCTGCTGAACTAGCGTTGCATCAATATCTTGATGATGCTGTCAAGGGCAAGACTGCTATGTCTAAGACAACTATACAACAAGTGGCTACTGATGTGGCTGAAGCCATGCAACGTCAGTTTGGCGGGGAGAAAAAGCGTAAAGACTTTCGGTTACGCATGTCGAATGTGGGGAGACCAACTTGTCAGCTATGGTATGACAAGAACAAACCTGAGAAAGCTCTGCCATTTCCTACTACGTTCATTATGAATATGATGCTAGGAGATATAGTGGAAGCGGTATTCAAAGGTCTGATGACTGAAGCAGGCATACAGTACGAAGATTCTAAGGAAGTTTCTTTGGATGTAGGTGACTCTAAAGTATCTGGCACATATGATATAGTTGTCAATGATGCGGTAGATGATATTAAGTCTGCTTCAGATTGGTCTTACAGAAATAAGTTTGAGTCCTATGACAAACTTGCGGAGTCAGATGGATTTGGCTACATTGGACAGTTAGCAGGTTATGCCAAAGCATCTGGTAAAAGAGCAGGTGGTTGGTGGGTTGTAAATAAGGCTAATGGACAATTCAAGTATGTGCCTGCTAGTGGTTTAGATATGGATAAAGAAGTAAAGAAGATATCTAATACTGTGGATGTTGTAAAGGCTAATAAGTTTAAGCGTTGCTTTGAAGCTGAAGATGAAACATTTAGGGGTAAGCCTACAGGTAATAAGATACTGAACACGAACTGTAAGTTCTGCTCGTACCGATTTGATTGTTGGTCAAACCTTGTGGAAAGACCTGCTGTCAAGTCCCAAGCCAAGCAACCTAGAATGGTTGCGTATGTAGAATTAAACGAGGAGTATGGTTATAAATAGATTTGCACAATTTGCGACAGCACGAAAGTATGGCTATCGTAGCGGTCTGGAAATAAAAATCTCTGACTTGCTGAAGGAACAACGTGTTAAGTTTAAGTACGAGCCTTTCAAGATAGAGTGGGAAGATTTAGCCTACCGCACATATACACCTGACTTTGTATTGTTTAATGGTCTAATAATAGAAACTAAAGGACAGTTCACAGCATCAGATAGAAGAAAACATCTTGCCATCAAGAAGCAACACCCTAAATTAGATATACGTTTTGTGTTTGAGAATAGCAGACGTAAACTTAGGAAAGGTGCAAAGTCTACATACGGTGAATGGTGTGAAAGATACGACTTTATTTACTATGACAGGATTATTCCTGAAGCATGGATAAAAGAAAAAGGCAAAGACAAGTACCCAAGTTTTATAAAGTTTAATGGATATAAAAGGAAAGCATATGGACATA